AATAGCTGCTACTTTTGGTTTATGGCCTTTATACTTTTTCATCACAGTTTCAAACAATGCTCTTTGAAATTCAGGAACCATTCCCTTATCCCACTTAGCAACATCTCCTGCAAAAATTTTTCCTTTTTGCAGCTGTGCATGAATTTTAGGCCACTCTTTTATCGGATTTATCCCTACCATAACTTGATTAAAATCACGGAGGGATAACACAGATTCCACAAATTTACCAAAGTATCTCTTCGATAATATTTGTTGAATTATAGTTCCTACTCTAAATGTTCGTGGTACTCCTTCTTTAGAATTATTTCTAACTTCATCTTTAGGAGTCTCTACCCAAAACAATTTTTGCCAATCCAATTCAGTCATATCGCCGCTTTCTACTGCGTTTTCAAATTTTTCGATTTCTTCTCGACAAAAAGCTGTCAAAGTTCCTTTCTCAAAGTCTATATACGTAGATTTATCAGGATAACACGCAAATCCGTTTGACGAATCTTTGTTCAAACCGTTTAATAAATCATTACCTTTAACGACTTGATCCCAAGGAAGATCACCGAAATCTTCAAACATCTTATCGACTGCCTGAGATGCAAAGTTTACTTCTTCTAACGGTGGTTTCCCTGGAACTGCAAAAGCTGATTTGCCAACTTCCTTAACCGTAAATCTTCCAAATTTATCTAATTGGGCTGGTGATCTATTCACGGGATACATCCCATGTAACTTTGAAGGCCCTATATTTGATTTAGTGATAGCACTCACAAACATTTTCTTATCCAATTTAACTACGCTTGAATCTGGACTATTAACAGTTTTATAATCTATGGGTAACAAATTTTTATCTGCTGATAAGCATTCTCCAATTATTAACCTCGTCTTTTGTGACCAAGCCATACCTACACCTAGATTATCTGCATCCGAACCTGCCACATGCATGCCCAAAAATCCACTTTGAGGGGAGAAAACTGGTGATCCACAAAGACCTTTAAATTGTAAATCATAGATAAAAGCGCTTTCCACCATATAAAGTGATTTACCAGTCCTATAACTAAGATTCGCCTGGGGTGCAAAAGCCCCGACCGGAGCCACAACTTCTGATGACACTAAAAATGCTGTTTCTTTTAGATTCACATCTTCTTTAAACCATTTTGACAAATTTTTAAAGGGAGACGGATAAGATTCACTCAATTTACAGACCATTATATCCTCATCTCTATTTCTAAAAACGACCGACACAAAGTCTCCATCTATTAGTCTCTTGTTAAGCTGGGCATCATCAAAGACTATTACTGAAAATTTATCATCTTGAGTTGCATGAGATGGCAATATTATCGACCTACCAGATATTATACAACGCATGTGAATAGATCCTTCTGAACTTGTTATTCTAATATTCTTGACGGATCTTTGGATACTATCTAAACTATTATGAACGGAACTCTCAGCAAATTTAAACGATTCCGACGTGAGTTTATCATTTCTATATTTTTTGAATAATTTTTCTACTGCTGAGCTATTAGTACTAATACTATTATTTTTAAACAAAAATTTCTTTGACGGTAAACTATTGACTGGATCGATAAATTGATACAATTCTCCATCTTCCTTGCCTACTGAGTACATTACTTCATTTTCAACTTTCGTAACATGACGCACACCTTCAGAAGCCCACTCAACTTTAGTATTCATCCACCACAAAGCGGCAATACCAATACCTAAAGAGAAGAAGGCAGCTAAATGTATAGCATTTTCTGTCACAAACGAAGTTAACTTCATAGTATACTGAATAGCAACCGAAGCATATTCTGTAATAATTGATTGGATTATTTCACTGAAATACGATGCTTTACTAGATACGAAATCTGATTGAGCATCTAAGTACTCTAGATCATGAAGAGCCTGATCAATTACTTCTTTTTCTGACTGTGTCAACTTATTATCATTTGCATAGTTTCTTTTCAATAAATCAAATATTTTGACTATCTTGCAAATCCAAACTAGCAATTGCGATCTATCTTCTATATCCAAATACGGTTCCAACTTACAACCTCGCTTTATCATCTCTTTCCTGAAATTATCTGGAAAATCAAAAACGAATGTTTTTCTTGCTAAATCGAAATGTTTGAAAACTATCCTACCTCTAACAAAAGATGGAGTACACTCTACTTGGGAAAAATCAAAAACATTTCCTCTTCTCCAGAGCGCTTCAATATCATCTATACAATCTTGTTTAGTCAGAGCTATATTCAAAGTTTGAAATCTGTTTGTTGTCACAAATATTTTACTACTATTAAAAAATTTAGTGTCCTTATTTTGAGCTTCTGCACAATCCAAAGGGAGTTTTACAGATGATACCATATTCATCAAGGGTCTCCATTGCGAGACTCCATTCTGACCTACATCATCCATATAAAAAATCGGTTCATTGTTATAGTTATCATAAAAATCCTTACCATCCATAACTGCTTTTACGCAGTGAGCATAGAAAGGTTCTCCTAATGCTTCTACTACGGCATTCATAACTACCGATTTCTTCTTCCCCGCTGGTCCTTCAAAAATAAAACAAGTGGGTTCAACTCTACCAGGATTTTCATATGCACTAATTATCTTAATATGTCGACTCCATTTCGTTAAAATTGTTTGAAGTGAAACAGATCTTCTAGACCAGTCTTTGAGCGAATGAGAATTTTCTAACTTCTCATTCAATTTTTTACTCTTTTCCCTGTATGCCAAGTCTAAATACCTCTTACAATCTGATGATTGACTCAACAATTTTTCTAGATCTCTAATCAAAATATGATCTGATGTATTTTTAAACATAGACAACAAACTATCCACCAACTCTTTCATACATGAAGGAATTGGTATCTTGTTCATCACCCATTCAAAAGCATCAACCACAGAAATCATAAAGTCATGAAAATATGATAAATCATCAAGGACTTTAACAGAGGATAAGTACTGACTCTTCCTTATAATGGAAAATAGCTTATCAGGTAAAAAGTTTGCACAAGCTAACGAAGCTAAACACTCCATACCCTGTGCCTCAATGACAAAAGATGAGTACACTAAGTAAATATCAAGAACTACACTTGTAACACTCAACGGAGTAAATTCCTTTGAATGGAACATATCCGCGATTTTAATAAAAGATGATACTATAGTTAACAAGTCCCTACGTGTCAGGGTTGATAATTTACTAAGCGAGTTTAACAAAATCGATCCTATACTACTTAAATCTTTTACAGTAGAAAAGAGATTTCCAATTAAACCCTGGGCTTCTAACTCTGCCCAAGAACTATATTTCATAGTATCAAGCACTTTCTTTGTATGTGTTCTTGAAACACAACCAACTACTCGAAACTTTCGACCATGAGATATAATTACAGGATATTTGAGATTTTTAAACAATTTCTTATTAATTTGTTTAATCTCACCTGTCTTTACGTAGAATATAAAATAAAAAAACAATTCTTCTTTTTGGGTTTCCATG